TCGCTGGGCAGACCTGCTCGCTGCTATTAGCGATTTTACTGTCGTTCTTAGCGATGCCGGCCTTGTGTAATGTTAGTATCGGGTAGGGGGTTGTATGGCCCCCTACCTATTCTAAAAGAGACAGGAGCGAGTTATGAAAGTCGCCCACTTTTGTACAATGGCCCCCCACAGATGCGGCCTTTACCATACCGTAAAGGATTTGATTAAAGGCGAGCGTGCTATAGGAATAGACGCTCAAATGGTAAATTCCGGTATGGAGAAAGTTGATGGCAAAAATAAAATATCTTGTGGGCCGTGTAAGGAAGACGGGTGGTTAAAAACTGTTGAATCGTCGTGGGCTAAAAGTGCAGATATATTAGTGCTCCATTCTGCGATGCCGGATGAATTTCTAAAGTTGGGAAAGCCGGTTATTGCAGCTTGCCACGGAAGACCGGAAAGCTCGTTTTTGATGGAGCACCGGAAGATTATGGGTACGTGGTCATCTTACTACACACGTGCTCACAACCCACACTATACGGCGTTTGTAACATTTTGGAATGAATATCTGCCGATACTTGATATGCTGCTACCGGTAGATAAAACGTTTTATGTTCCGCCGCCCGTAGATTTAGAGGAATTTAACCCAAGTGGTGATGTTTTTGATTGGGGCAATCAGTCGGGCAGCCCTAACATAATTGTAGCCGACATATGGCGAGAAGACGTAACGCCGTTTAATGTGATAATGGCGGCTGCACTGTTTCATCGTGTATATTGTAAGTCCGCCAAAATACATATAGTCGGACTTCCTAATACTAAAGACCAGCACATTCGAGTTTTGCTTCACAGCCTTAAAAAAAGTGGATGTCTTGGGAAAGTAGCGGGACAGATTAGACAAATCACTGACATATATCGTGCAGGAGATATTTTTATTACGCCGCACGTTATAGCAACGCGAACTGTCCGCGAGGCACTGGCATCTGGGCTGGCAGTAGTAGCAGGTACTGGCAACCAATATACGCCATATACGGCTAACCCACACGATATTTGGGGATTTGCAGAGGCAATAAAAAAATGCTGGGATGCTATTTCTGTTATGTTACTTAATACGAGAATAGAACAATCCAGAGAGACAGCAGAGAAATACTTTAATCCTATTAAATCAGCTAAGGCATTCAAAACGGTTTGTGAGAAAGTTATTGAATTTAAGAAAGGAGAAAAGATAATAGAGGAATGGAAGCCAGTATCTGATAAAATAAAACGAAAAGAATATGTAAATTATAATGAATACCTTGAACACCAGAAGTCAAAATTAAACAGAGGTATTAGATTCTTGGACGATTATGAAAAGAAGTATGAGCTGGATTTGACGGAAAGGCTATCACGTCTTAATCTTAAACCTGGAAGCACGGCTTTATGTTTAGGTGCGAGACGTGGAGCCGAAGTACGTGCTTTTATCAACAACGACTGTGTGGCTATAGGTATTGATTTGAACCCAGGGCCGGACAATAAATGGGTTGTAACTGGCGATTTCCATAAAATCCAATATCCGTCAAAGTCGTTTGATGTGGTGTTTACAAATTGTATTGACCACGTGTTTGATATTGACAAGTTTGTAAATGAAATAAAAAGGGTACTAAAGCCTGGCGGCAGGTTCTTTGTAGATATTGAACGGCCAAGCGAGATTGGTGTAGATAAGTACGCCAGCATTCATTGGGAAGACAAGGAAGTTTTGATTAAGTATTTACAAAGACACTTTAGGCTCAATAAGAGAATGCCGGTTTCTTGTTATTGGTTTGAAGAAATGGTGATATTTGCAAAGTAATCTAAAGGAGACGGAAATGACTCTAAAAGAGGCAATAAACACTATAACTCAAGTATGTGCGAGTTATCGCGGGACATTACAAGACCATAATCTTATTCAAAGTGCATTGAATTTGATTAAGGCTACTATCGAGAAGGATAAAGAACAACAGAAGAGCGAGACAGATAGAATTGAAAAATAATTCTGTCTCTTTTAGATAGCCGACCGGCTATCGAAGGACAGGTGGCCGGTCGGTATTTAAGAAACACAAACATATTATTGAGGAGTACTTAAGGTGAGTAATCTTCAGTTGACTTTCCAAGACGTTTATACTAAGGTAAGTGAATTTTTAGGTACAGGTTCCAGCCCAAGCGGTACGAGTCTGACGAATGCTAAGAACGTTGTACATCGGGGCTACAGAAAATTCTTGTTTCCTATAGATATGCGAACTGGAAAACAGCATACGTGGTCGTTTTTAATAAAACAGGCCGTATTGAATACTAAAGACGGGGAATGGGTTTATGATTTACCGGCCGACTTCAAGCGACTGGCTGGGCCATTCCGACACGAAAAAGATAGCGGCTATCCTGAAATGGTGCACACTACTATAGAGCGTATATGGCAGATGCGGGCAGGCGTTGAATCAACAAATTATCCGCATTTTTACGCCATTAAGTCGGCCCCGTATGTAAAAGAAATTGGCACTGCTTATCAAGTAGTGTTTTTTGAAACGCCTAATAATAATTACAGGTTGAACTATTCCTATGTATTTAGGCCGCCAAAACTGGAGAACGATGATGATGTTTTTGTTGGCGGCGATGAAGCATCTGAAGCAATCCTTGAGTGCTGCTTGGCCATTGCTGAAGTTGAATATGATGATACAATAGGTATTCATAATCAGATGGCCGACCGTTTAGTACAGCAACTTATTCAAGATGATACGCCTTTGATAGCCGACTCGGTAGGGAAAAATTATGACCCTGCTGTCCGATATATTAGTTATCAGCGGCCTTTGCCGACTATTGAAACAGATGAAATTTATCCAAATTCATAATTAAAGTTATTGAAGAAAGGAGAGTAAGATGTCTGTAAATAATGTGGCTTTGGAAATGGAACGTGGCCCTGGCGGAATGGGCATCAGAAAAGTTACGCAGACTGTTGAGTATAGCGATTTTACAGATGGTGGAAGTACGTCCGGTACGTTGAATCTGCGTAAAAAGATTCCTGCTGGGTCGTTTGTAATTGGTAGCAAAGTTAAGGTTATTGAGGGATTTACTGGTGATACGTCGTGTACGCTTGATATTGGTACGGCCAGTGATGCGGATGCTTTTTCACTGACTACACATAACATCTATACGGCTGCCGACAATCTACTTGAGGCTGCCGATTATGCCGCTTCTGGTAGTGCTGGTTTTAATCTGGTAACTTCGGATACTACTGTCAAGTTGACCGCGACCAGTGCTTCAGATTGGGGCAAGGTTAGTGCCGGTAAGATGATTGTGGACGTGTTTTATCTTAGTACGAATCCTGAACTTGCTGATTAAAATAATAGGAGAGAATAATGACTAAGTACGCTAATGCACGTATAGGAAGACTGGCTCAGTCCGGCGGTGCTGTTCGCGTTACTATTGCGTCGAATGTTGGGCAGGGGAACGGCGGTACGTCTCTTCCCTGTAAGGGCTGCTTTGTGTCCCCTGCTTCTGCCAATAGCAGCGTTGTGCGGATGAATATTGGAGCGGCTGCAAGTGCTTCTGCTGGTATTGAGCTTAGTGATGCCAATACTGGTGGCGGCCCACTTTTTGTGCCAGTCGATGATGTGTCGTTATTGTATTTTTACGGAACGAACAATGATGTGATTGACATTGTTTACTTGAAAGGATAATTATGCCACTCTTTAGACGTAAGAGGCAGCGAGAAACTGCCAGAAAAAAGCGGTATCTTACATACTTTAAGGCTCAAAGAGCCGCAGGTCGTGTTCCGCTTACTTATGTTCAATGGATAAAGCAAGGCGAGCCTACTACAAGAACCCGCAAAGTATCTGGCGGACTTAGAGCTGCCGGTTTATCTGAAGCCGACATAAGACGATTGAGAGGTAGATAAGATGGAATTTCCACTTCCAATAAAAGGTGTGGCCTATGGTCTGCCTGTTGATAAGGCTTCTCCTGCAACGTCTGGTTATATGAATAACTGTCGTCCTGTTGATACGTTGGAAAAAAGACTACGTATAGGTCAAAGACCTGGACTTGATAAGTGGGGCAATGGCGACCAGATTGGTTCAGCAGAGCAGCCTGTAGTTGCAATGTGTATAGTTAGTTCGGTGAAATAAAATAGTTAACGAAGGTAAAACGAAATGTCAACATTCTATAGCTATTGTTGTAGTTATAGTGATGGTGCGGGCCAAGAGATACCTCTCAATGTAGGAGATGTTTTTGGTAAGCCTTGGTATGCTTGGGAAAAGTATTTTACTGTTACAGCAGTTTACCATCTTGACGTAAGCGACCCGTATGATATATTTTTTGAAGCAGAAGTAGAACTAGGAAAAAGTATAGACCCCTCCACACAATATGTTAAGGAAACTTTTATTACTACCAGAGAGGTATTAACTACTTATTCGTCTGATATTAGAATAGCAGGCGTTATAACAGAAAACGGGTCAGGATTATCTGGTGTTTCTATTTTAGATGTATCCACTGATACATATGGCAAATATTTAGCAACAAAGGCTTCCCCATTTACAGGAACAGCGACACCAACCAAAGCTGGATATAGTTTTGTTCCTGAAAGTGTAGATTATAATAATTTAACAAAATATGCTGTTGATGACTATCAGGCATCTGTACCGTTGCCAAAAAAACCTATAAATCCAACTCCTGCTAATGGTGCTACTGATGTTACATTAGACCAAGCAACAATAAGTTGGGAAGATGGTGGCGGTGCTACTTCTTATAACGTTTATTATGGAGAAAATGAAGAAGGATTAACTCTGGTTTCTGAAGGACAATCAGAAACTTCTTTTACTATTACTGGAATAGATTATGGCTCTCCTTTTGAATATGTAGTGAGTAGAGCTTGGAGAATAGATGCAATAAATGAATATGGTACTACTACTGGCGATGTGTGGACATTTACTACTATAAAACTTAACCCGCCGCTGGCAACAGGGCTTTCATTAGATAGTGGTGGTGGCAATGAGGGGACAGGAACTACTGGCACTCCTACAGGCGAAAATAATATAATAACTATTAAACGATTAGTAGTCGCTGCTGCCAACACAATATGGTATGAGGACATTTAATGGCCGTTACATTAACACCAACAATTACTTACAAAAGGCTAATAGCTGCCGGTAACAATGAAATATGGTATGAGGATATAAATATGGCCGCAGGAGAAATGGTAGAATTGACTGCCGCTAATGGTGATATAGATACTTCTGACCAGCTTCAGATGTTTGAAGCATATCAGAAAGTATTTATTGTCAATGGTTCAAATCTAAAGGTGGCAGATTTTTCTAATGCAAAAATAACTACTGATAACATTGGCAGCCATCCGCCGGATAAGGGAAACATTCTTACAGGAGGAACTTCCGGTGCGAAGATGGTGGTTGATTTCTGTACAAGTCTTTCTGGTGCAGCCGCTATTTATGGGTATAGGACGACTGATGCTACATTTACGAATGGAGAGACTGTAACTGGTACTGACGATGATGGAAATAGTATTTCTTTTACATTAAATGCAAATGAAACTGCTCCTCCTCATTGGTACGATTGGACGCCTTATGGTAATGATACAAATAGCTATGGCTCTATGCCAGAGAAGGCTTACTTAGGATGTTTATACCGAGGTCGTTGTGTTTTGTCCGGCAACCCGAATTATCCGTACCAATGGTATATGAGCAGGCAAGCTAACCCTTGGGATTGGCTTTATACTGCTAACGATGCCCAAGCACCAGTCGCTGGTGGCAATTCTGACGCCGGTAAGATAGGAGACATTATTAGGTGTCTAATACCCTATAAAGACGACTATCTTATATTTGGATGTGCTAATAGTATTTGGGTGTTAAGAGGAGACCCTTGTGAGGGCGGTTCTATAGACGAGGTTGACCGTACTATAGGCATTTTTGGTTCACAAAGCTGGTGTTTTGATAATGTTGGTAGTCTGTATTTTTGGGGTACTGGCGGAATATATCGGTTGCCTGTTGGTTTTGGGCCAATTGAGCATATTAGTAGCCTGTATATGCCAAAATTAGTTGACGATGAGGCCCCAGACCCTTCGACTCATCGTGTTTTAATGGCATATGATAGGCAAAGAAACGGCATCTTGATTTGTATAACTAAACTTTCTGATGGTACAAACTCAAATTATTGGTACGACTTAAAAACTGGTGGGTTTTATCCTGAGAGCTACCCTACGGAATGTGGTGCTTATTCGCTATTATATTACGATGCTCTTGATAAAGATTATAGAGATTTGCTCGTAGGTTGTAAGGATGGATATATCCGTAAGTTTGATGAGTCTGCAAAAGACGACGATAGCGGCCCTTCGGATACGGCCATTTCTTCTTATGCCACACTATCTATAATAAAATTGACAGAAGAAGACGACAAAGAAGGTAAGATAACATCACTTACTTTTGAGTTAGCTGGCGGTGCTTCTGGTAGTGATTTTAGTGATACAGATGGACTAAGTTATGAAATTCACGTTGGCGACGATGCTGAAACCGTATTAGAAAAAATACGAAACGGGGATACTGCGTTTGCCAGCGGAACATTGACTGGGCCTGGTCGTACAAATCGAATAAGAACAAGAGCAAGAGGAGCCTATCTTGGGTTGAAACTTTATAATTCAACAGCTTCACAAACTTGGGCTATAAATAGAATTACAGGACAAGTAATAAAGGGCGGAAAGATAAAATAGGAGAAAGTATAATGGCATTTCAGAAATGGGGAACACATACTTTTTCAGTGCGACCATATACAATAACAAAACTTACACCATATGGTAAAGCTCTTCAAGAGCAGCAGTTGCAGCTTTTGAGACAAAAACAACAAACATTTGCATCATTACCGTCTATTATATCAGAAATGCAAAAACAGGCGGCTGAGGCTCGTGCTGAAAATCTTAGACGATATGAAGAAGCAATGAACATTTATAAACAAATCGAGCAAATGTATGCCCCTGGAGGTTCTTTTATGAGAGGGGCGGAAGCGATGATTGAGCGTGGTAAAGAACGTGAAGTTGCTCGTGGTATGCAGTCGCTTGTATCCGCAGGCTTAGCAGGCACTACCAGGGCCGCAGGCTTGGGCCGATTATATGAAGAAGAAGTAGCAACGCCTGCACGTCTAAGATTAGAAGATTTGCGAACAAGGTCGCTTGCTCAAGCTATGGCGGGCAGAGCAGGGTTTATTGAGAGAAGGCAAGACATTTATCCAGATTTAGGGTTGATAGCTCAACTAATGTCGAGGATTTAATAAATGGGTGCAAGAGTACCTCCGCCTAAACCTGGTGATTGGAAAAGCATTAGGCAAGCAATCCGTAAATTAGCTGGCCTAAAGTTAGATATTATACAATCTGACTTGCAGGCTTCGATTGATAGCGTCGAAACTATAGCTTCGGATGCGGCATCGCTTGCCAGTGATAATGTTGTAGCTATAGCTTCTGTTGAAACTATAGCCTCTGATGCCCTTGCTGATGCTTCTGATAATGTTATTAGAATAGACTCTATTGAAACGATAGCATCTGACAATGCTGTTGCCATAGCATCTATTGAAGCAATCACATCTGATAATATAGTACGGCTTGATTCTATTGAAACCGTAGCTTCTGATGCTGCGGTTGCTGCGAGTGATAATCTTTTACGAATTGACTCTATTGAAACTATTGCCAGCGACAATGCCATAGCTATAGCAAGCGTAGAAACTATAGCTTCTGACGCAGCCGCCGCAGCCAGCGATAACGTTATTAGAATCGACTCAGTAGAAGTAGTAGCTTCAGATGCTGCTGTGGCAGCAAGTGATAATTTAATCCGCATAGATTCTATTGAAACAATAGCTTCCGATAATGTTGTTGCGATAGCCAGTGTTGAGACAATAGCAAGTGATGCTAAAACCTGGGCCTCTGATAATACGATTAGAATAGATAGCATTGAAACTTTGGCTTCTGATAATGCTGTAGCTATAGCATCAGTAGAGACAATAGCGTCAGATGCAAAAACAGCAGCCAGCGATAATCTTATAAGAATTGATAGTATAGAGATATTAGTAAGCGACAATACAGTACGAATTGACTCTATTGAAACCGTTGCCAGCGATAATGCTATAGCAATAGCATCGGTGGAAACAATAGCATCGGATGCACTTGCAGATGCTTCAGACAACTTGATAAGAATAGACTCAATAGAGGCTCTTGCTTCTGATAATAGAGTATCTATAGACTCAATAGAAACAATAGCTTCTGACAATACAGTTAGAATAGATAGTGTTGAAGTTGTTGCCAGTGATGCGGCAGTGTTGGCATCTGACCATATAGCTAATGATGGTACAGACCATAGCTTTATTGACCAGGATGTAACTACGTCTGCTTCGCCTACATTTGTCGATTTGACTTTATCTGGTATGCAACTTGGTTCTCCGACGTACCCGTCGATTCACGATTTTCTATCGACTACGGTCTCGGTAGGGCAGACCAGCGGCGGAACGGTTTCGGATAACGGCGACGGCACGGTAACCGTAGCGGCAGGAACGGGATATATCAAGAAGACCGATAGTGCGACCGGCGAGCTTGTTAGTTTCGATTGGGCCGAGAATAGTTCGGTTTCGTTGACAGACAATTCAGTAAATTATGTTTGTGTAAAATATAACGGCGGTAGTCCGATTGTAGATAGTACGGACGACTTCAATGCCATAAATTTTCATACGGAGTTTGTTGTTGGGCTTGTGTATCGTGAAGGGACTTCCGTAAAAATCCTTCAGGCCGGTAATAGGTTACCAGATGCCCAAATCCGGTTCTGTACCCAGAAGTATCTCCGAGGGATAGAACATATATCCGGCGGAGCCATCGGGGAGAAGGCAACGCGGTATGTAACCTCGACAGCAGGCATTTTCTACATCGGAGATACAAGGATAGATACGCCCGCATTCGATAGTTCTACTGAAAATTTCGAGCACTATTATTATAGGGATGGTGCGGGTGGATGGAGCGACGCGGCTGCTACGGGCCAGATAGACAACGTATATTACGATGACGGTTCTGGCACATTGGCCGAATTGACGACGAACAGATACGGCGTACATTGGGTGTATATCAGCTTCGAGGGCAAGTTGAGCATAGTTTATGGCCAGGGCAATTACAAGTACAATGAGGCCGTGCTCGCACAGCCCCCGTCCTCGATACCAGATTATCTGAATACTTTTGCAATCCTTGCGGGCAAGATTGTCATTCAAAAGAACGCTTCTTCGTTTAGTGCAATCGAGAGTGCGTTTGTAAAGGTATTTGTGCCTGAAGACACGCTTGACCATAACGACTTGGCGAGTTTGCAAGGCGGTACATCTGGCGAGTATTATCATTTGACCTCTGCTCAATATACGGATTTGACAGACAGCAGCGACTGCACTATACACTACCATTCGGCAGATAGAGATAGAGCAAACCATATTGGGACGCAGCTTGCAAGTACTATCTCTGATTTTGATGAGGCAGCCCAAGATGCGATTGGCACAGCTCTTAGCGATACAAATAGTATTGATTTTATGTATGATGATGATAATAATAAAATAAAGGCTGATGTTAAAATATCATCTTCGTCGACTGAAATAACATTAGCTATAGATACAGACGGATTAAAGGCTAATCTTAATGATGTTGATTTAGGTGCATCTGTTTAATAATTTAGAAAGGAGGAAAAATGGCATTCAAAACATTGCAATTAAGAAGAGACACCGCTACTAATTGGACAAACAACGACCCCGTATTAGCTGAAGGAGAAATTGGAGTAGAAACAGATACTCTAAAATTCAAAATTGGTGATGGTAGTACGTCTTGGACAAGTTTAGACTATGCTGCTGTAAAACCTGGTGATTTTACAGAAGATGCTCAAGATGCAGTAGGCGGTATCCTTACTGACACAAATAGTATTGATTTTACTTATGATGACGATAATAATGAGATAACAGCCGATGTTAAAATAACGTCCACACAAGGCGACGTAACGCTGTCAATAGAAGCAGATGGCTTAAAGGCCGATATTGATAGTATTGATTTAGGGGCTTCAAGTTAATATGGCTTACAAAACATTACAACTTCGACGAGATACTGCTGCCAATTGGACAAGCACTAATCCTACATTGGCTGAAGGGGAAATCGGCGTAGAAACAGATACTCTAAAATTTAAGATTGGCGACGGCTCTACGGCCTGGGCAGATTTAGATTATGCTGCTATAAAACCTGACGACCAGGCAGATTCTGTTTACTTTGGCAGCTGGGAAGGCAAAAGTTCAAATACAGTGTATCAAGCCGAATCTGATGGTTTTGTCCTTGCTTATAGTGCAGTAGGCTCAGAGCTAAAAATTTTAACAGATGGTTCTAATCCACCGACTACGGTGCGACAGCACCATTACCATAGTAACGGGGCCGGAGCCTGGCACATATCGGCAGTATGTCCAGTTCGGAAAGGCGATTATTGGAAAGTCGAAAGCGCATCATCAGTTTATTGGTTGCCGGTAGAATTGGCACTTTTATTAGCAGCCAATTTTCAAATTCCTGATGATGGGTATATTGGTTCAGTTTCTTCCCCTCACGCAATTCAAATTGAAGCTGATGGTGATGTTGTATTATCACAAAATTTATATTTAGCAGATGGAAAATCTATTGGCCAATTGGCTGGTCCCTTACTTACTTTTGATGATACAAATAATAAACTAAATATATCAGGTTGTAATGTTGGTATAGGTACAACAGCGGGCGACTCGCGGCTAAAAGTACATTTAGATACGGACTTTCCTAATGAACCAACTGACCCGCCTGTATTGGAAATAGCAGGAAATAGCCAACTTGCACTACTTTTCAGCAGTACCAAAAGTTGCTATATTAAAGGTGATTATGATGGTAATTTTGCAATGGGGGCGGAGGGATTTATTGCTTATGAGACCGGTGGGTTTGGTTGGGTCTATGAACGTATGAGAATAACCGCAGATGGAACAGTTATTCTTAATGATGGGCCGCTTCTTTTGCCCGATAACGGCTACATCGGTTCAGCTTCTGATGCTGATGCTATTCAAATCAAAGCTAATGGCGACGTTGTATTAACACAAAAATTAGGAATTGGTATTACGCCGTCTTATTCACTTCATCTTGATGTTCCAACAGGTGGCGAAGTCGCCAGATTTGAAGCATCTGTATCTGGCGATTGTTTTACGTCAATGTGGGCCGGTAATTGCGAAGTGTACACTTTTGTCAATCGTAATACCAGCGGTGGGACGGGGACGCTTACAGTACATCCGTTTACTTTTAGGACAAGCAATACTGACCGTGTTAAGATTGATAGTAGTGGGTATGTTTCTCTTTATTATATTAAAGCAGGCTCATCACAGGCTAATGCCGGTGCTGCTGCTGGGGAATTATGGAAAACGAGCGGACACCCTACATTGCCTGATAATGTTGTTATGATTGGCGTATAGTATGAATGGGGTTTGATATGAACATTAGATATTCAAAAGTTAATGATACAACTATTAAAGAAATAAAAGAAATAGAAATTCCCAAACAAAAACTTCTTGAAACAATCAAAGCTAAAAAAAGAGCGATTAAATCTTTACAGACAGAATTAAATAATCTTGAAAATATCTTAAAGGAGCTTAAATAATGGCTATTGTGGTTCAACCAGCGGGAGCAGTAAAGGCGTTTGCTGCTTTGGGGCAGTTAGTTGCTCAGGCACGTGCTGGCGAAGAAGCTGCCAGACAAGCGGAAAGAGTAGCCGACCGTGCAGCACGGCTTCAAGCTCAACTATTAGCTCAGCAACATCAAAGAGAACTGTTAGAGTATAGAACACAATTAGATTTAGAAGCCCAAATAGAAGCAGAACGTCGTGCAAGAGCCTGGCAAATTGAAAAGATGGAGATAGCTTCTCGACTGGATTTTCAACGAGAGGAACAGCGTTATCAAAGATACCAAGCAGAAAAAGAAGCTAAATTAGAGGCATTAGATAAAGCATATAAAAAAGGCTTAATAAGTTCAGAAGATTATAATCGTGCCGTTTTAGAAACGACGACTGAAATACCGTTTTATACTATAGCTGGTAGAAAAGGCGGTACGGCAGAAGACCCGCTTATGCAGCTTTTAGGCGGAGAAGAATTGGCCAGTGTGCCTACACCGCAGGAATTGATGGCCGAGGGAACACCAGAAGCGTTTAGAAGGGGCATTGAGCTGGGCTATTGGGAAGGCGAAACAGAGGAAGCACCGGTTGATATAGAAGCAATGGAAGATAAACAAAGGTATTTGCGATACTTTTATAACGCCAAATATACTGGAAAAACTCCATTAACTTATGCTCAATGGATTGCCGCTGGCCGTCCCGAAGTAAAGGTTTATTCGCCTTGGGCCTGGCGTGAAGATTATAAAAGAATGTCTGAAACTGAACGAAGAGCTATAGGGCGATAACAATGACTTACGATGAATGGAAACGCCAAAGCGAAGCACTAATTGCTAAGCCGACAACCAGAATACAAAGACCGCTGACTTACCAGCAGTGGAAAATACAAGCAAAGGTTTCTGGTTTTCAGCCTGTATTTGAGAAAGACCCCTGGTACGAAGCATTCGGCAAAGAGCTGGGCAAGGGGATATTGCGTGGGTTTTTGAATGTCGGTAAAGGTGTTGTCGGTACTACTGAAGCCATTATCCCAGGCAAACAAGAGTTTCTACTGGGTGCTAAAGGACGTATTCAAGAAGCAGCCCGTGCCATCCCAGTTACTCACGAAGGAACAGCGGCCTTTGCAGGACAAATTATAGGCGAAGCTATCCCGTATATGGGAGCGGCTATAGCGGGCGGCTATGTCGGCGGCCCTATTGGTGCTGCTTTGGTTGGCTTCTCTGTAGAAGGCGATGATGCATATGACAGGGCAAAAGCGGCAGGGGCCTCGGAAGGAGAAGCACAGTTTGAGCGTCTGGTTGTTGGTTCTATAAATGCTGGCTTAGAGGCTCTACAAATAAACCGTTTGATGAAGTTTCATAAGACTGGTAAATACAGTCTTCGTGGCTTTATAAATCTGATTCGTGATAAGGCATATAAGAAAGCCATTCAAGAAGGAGCGGGGTTTAGTGCTGAAGTGTTGGCTACTTCTATTGCTGAAGGCCTTGAGGAGGCCGCTCAGGAAGGAGTCAGTATTGCTGTTCCGGCTATCTTCAGACACGATGTTCCGCGTACACCTACCGGCAAAGTTGATTGGAATGCCGTCGTAAAACAAATCGGAATGGCTGGTCTGGCTGGCGGGCTTGTCGGTGGCGTGTTTGCCATAAGCGGTGCAGCGATTAAAGAAGTGGCCGGTACTCGTGTAATCACTGAAGCCGAGCAAGCACGTCTTGAAGAAATCAAAAAAGAGACAGAGGCTTTAGACCCGACAACTCAAAAATTTATTACCTTGATGGCTCTGCGTAAAAGAAAGACAGGCAGAGAGCGTAGGCGTATTGCCGAGCTACGCCGTAAAGAGCGTGGTAAGCGTATAGGTAGGGCCTTAGAAGAATTAACAGCAGGGCCGGAAGAGTGGCGGTATTACAGTGCTCTAAAGGAGCTTAAAGGCGAGCTACCAGCAGGCTTCTTTGACCCGCTTAGCGAAGACTTGACTATTGATGAGATTGAGTTTTTACGTCAGAAAATAAGGACTAATGAAGAGTTATTGGGTTTTGAAAGAATAAATACAGAAGAAGCACTTAATAAAGTTCTTATCGGCGAATTGCCGACTCCTTCAGAAGTTCGCCTGTTAGAAAAACAGTTTGGTTCGTTATTTGCTGCACAGCTATTAAAACATCGACCTTTGAAAAGTCAAGCCTACGAGGCTTTGATTGAAGCTCTAAACTTGCCGCGTACATTGATGGCATCTTGCGACCTATCGAACCCGTTGCGACAAGGTGTAATGTGGGCCGTTAGACACCCAAAGATATGGGGCCGTAGTGCTGCTGTCGGTTACAAGATACTCTTTGGCAATAAATACTTCTGGCAAAATCCTGAAAAGTATGCAGCAGCAATAAATGCCGCTATAAAGACTAATCCATACTATAAAAAAGCCAGCCAATACTTGGACTTTATTGAGACAGGCACAGATGCGGCAGCAAGGGCAGAAGAGTTTATGTCTCACTGGGCCGAAAAAATACCGGATATAGGAAAATTAGTTACAAGGAGTGAGCTGGCTTTTGTTACTACGCAGAATAAGCGAATGATGGATTTATTCGCCTACTATGCCAACGAATGGGAAAAGGCCGGATATAAAGCAACAGAAGAAGACTATAAATTGTTGGGACATCTTATCAATATAACTAATGGACGTGGGGATATTAGGTTCTTAAGAAAACACGCCCCGCTGTTGAATGCTTTGTTCTTTTCGCCCAGGTTTGTAGCATCTAAAATACAGGTATTAACGATGCTGGCCAGGTCTGTAATCCCTGGTCAAATGTCCTGGGCCATTCGCAAAATCTTGTGGGCAGACGTGGCTTCGTTTGTCCTGGCAGGCATTGGTCTATTGAGCCTGCTATCTATGCATCCTGACATTGAAGTAGAAGATGACCCACGTTCATCAGATTTTGGTAAAGCCCGACTGGAAGATACACGAATAGATATATGGGGCGGGTATAGTCCTTTAGCACGCCTTGTTGTACAGCTTTGGACTGGCCAACGCAAAGCGACTGATACGGGCGAAATATATGATATAAATCAAAGCGAAGTCTTATTGCGGTTTATACGGTCTAAATTATCTCCTCTTGCTGGTATGACGTATGACTTGGCTACAGGGACAACTTATGAAGGAGAGGAAATAAAAGCAGAGCCTGCCGTTATAGGCGAGCTGTTGTATAATAACTTAATACCGCTTGCAGCTCAGGATATTATTGATGCAGGCTACTATAGCGGATTTTATAACGCTCTTTTAGTTGCTCCGTTGGTATTCCAGGGCGTCGGTGGGCAAACTTATCCTATGACGTTGTCAAAGAAAACGACCATTATTAAAAATCAAATAGCCCAAAGCGTACTTGGAAGGAATTGGGATGAGTTAGGGCCAGATGTCCAGAAGATACTGAGAGAGGCCCGACCACGTATAAAAGTCATAGAAGCTCAGGCCAGAGCAGAGAGCACATATAAGTATAATTTGAATAGAATCAAAGAAGAGCAAGAGGAAACGGCGGCCAGGGTATTTAATAGCTTGCCGGAATTCGTTAGAGCTGAGTTACAACGTAACTATATTGTGATGCCTGGCTTGAGTAGGAGATATGGCGATTGGTTTCTAAATGATGAGCGGTACGAAGAATACATAAATCTTACTTCAAAGTACCTAAACATCATTTTACCAAAACTCGTGCGGAATCCTCGGTATCAGCGGCTTGACATATTATCAAAGTCTGCTATTGTACAAGATGCCATTAGCCGCTGCAAGAAAATGGCAAGAGAACAAATAGCCGCTAAAGCTACGGCTTCTGATTTGTTAAGTTTGCGGGAACGACTTAATATAGGAAAGACCATAATAGAGTAAATGGAGATACTTAAATGTCAGAGCATAAAAACTTGAACGAAAGACTGGTAGAGATTGAAGTAAAACTTGATACGCTATTGAAAGATTTTGAAAATCATCTGAGCCACCATTTTAGATATAGCATTATGGCGTGGTCTCTGGCTGCCGGAGCCATTGTATCTTTACTGCTTACTTTAATTAAACTTACTTAGCCTATATTTTATTCTCTTTAATTTATACTTTTATTATTTCATAGTACACATAGGGCGGGCCTAATAAACTTTTCATTTCTTCTTCGGTAATATGGGAATGGTCTTTAATAGATACAGGCTCGCCCCACCCTACTCCGTCTTCGATAGAAATAAGACAAGCCTTAAACGGCTCTGGTAGTGCAATAATATAAATAGAGCCTTCCATCTGTTCTAATGCTTTATCGTATAGTTTTATTTTATCACCTACTTTATAAATCATTTTTATTCTCCTCAATATGTTTCCTAATAAACTCTGCAAAATGCTCTGGAGTATATTTAGATTTGACTAATTCACGGCCCGCATCTGCTATGTATTGATATGCTCCTGGGTGAGCCTTAAATGAAACAACTTTTCTTTCAAAGTTTTTGCGATTTACAAAAATACAATTTTCATAATCCTTAAACCCCATTTCTTTTAAGTCCTCAAGCTCCTGCATAAAAGTAAGACATCCTGCGAGCGGCATCTCCAGATGCTTGGGGCATACTTGTATGTCGCACAGAGCCAAAGCCCCCGCATACTTAATAAGCAAGTCGTAATAATGTAGCCCCTTTGGAGTATCTGGATTCTGTATATGATGGGGGACAAAAGTTACCTCTGGGTGAGAAAATGCCCACTTACGAAAATCGTATGCGTGTAGCCAATCGGCACATTTGGTGGCCCCGTTCGCCAGCACCTCGTGGTATCTGTCTCTCAAAGGGGGCAAAACAAGGGCAACTGGGTCAGGAGACGGCGGCGTAAAAGGAAACCACACCAGCATCTTCTCTGTATCAGAACCCAAATAGGGGGCAAAAAACCTATAGAATGTCTGCTTATGCGGACTTATGATGTAGCGGACGCCACGTTTAAGTGCCCGATGTATTCGTGCTCCGACCCCCAGCTTCATAAATTTGACGCCAGTGGTCGTGTGGACGCCGAACATTGTAACCTGGTGCGGGTCATCCATAAATTCATATTTAATCGCCGGATGCCTTGCTATTCCGTCTATCTGGATATGATGAGACGAATGCGGGTCAAAGAAAATAATCACATCGGCCTCAATATCGTCGGCGGAACAGCCTTCTATAATATGCTGCGGCTTGAATTCACGTATCAGGGCCAAAGCCATTGTTCTAATCGCCAGACTGTACGTATCAGGCAGCAGCTTATGGGCTTTAGGGTTATAAACCATAGCAATCTTCATTTTATATCTCCTGATGTCCTATGTTATATGGGGGTTCGGCCTTCGCTCCTGAGCAATCGCCTTTCATAAGGCCCCTACTATCCTATCAGCCTATATTTGTACAAAGGACACGCTTCATCTGTACAATTTTCAACTTCTTTGGGCGAATAGCCCGTACATTCCAGGCAGAATGAGCGGATGGCGGCCTTACGGCTACGGCCAGACATAGCTCTATTATACAGCCTTCGGTACTTTTTGGGTACATTTCTGTTCATTTTATCCTTATCCCTTTGTCTTATTCTTAGCCTCTTGATAATTATCTCCACATCCTATATCTACCAGCATAGGCAGCCTTAGCCCTATCTGCTCCCCTGCCCGCTCCATTTCAGAGCGAATCAACTCCATAGCAGGCTCCACATATTTCTCATCTACTTCATAGACCAGCTCGTCGTGTACAGTAAGCACCAGCTTCAGATTCCAGGCTTCGCAACTAAGATGTGCAGCGATGTTGCTCGCAGCCTTCTTCATCAAATCTGCACCAACGCCCTGGATTAGAAAATTAAACGCCTCTCGCAGTGCCTTCTTGTTAACCCAATCAAATCTTCTGATTCTCCCTGTTAGATTTCTAATGGCACTTTGCATCTCCACCAGCCTATTACACTTCTCAATAGCCTGCCGTACTTTTGGAAACTTAGCGAAATACTTATCAACAAACTGCTGAGCTTCCTCTTCGCTAACTCCCCAGTCTTTTGCAAAGCCATAAGCACTTTTACCATAAGCGAGGCCGAAACTAATAGTCTTTGCTTTGTCTCGCGTCGTCCCAACTTCGTCGGCCACCACCTGGTGCAGGTCAACACCGCTCCTTAGTGCCTGAAGCATCGTCTCGTCTTTTGTAACGTGAGCTAATATACGTAGCTCTTGCCCCTTGAAATCGGCGGCTATGAGCTTTTTACCTGGCGGTGCAATAAAGCACTGCCGCAGTGGAACAGGGCCGGTATCGTCCTTTGGTAACTGATGTAGCCGAGAAGCAGATACACGACCAGTTACGGCTACCGTATTGTGAAACGATACCCTTATCCGCCCATCTTGCTGTATCATCTCAGGAAGCGGCTCCAGGAAAGAATTGAGCAGCTTAGTGGCAGAGCGGTATTCTAATAACAGCTTAAGAAATTCACTATTAGTCTTTTTGTATAGCTTTTCCAAAACACTGTTCTTTGTGCTCAACGCACCGTTGTCTGTTTTCTCTGTCAGCTCAATTTTAAGTTTCTCTTGGATGAGTTTTGCCAACTGTGCAGGCGATTTCAGATTGACATCAGCGTTTATCGTCGGGTGGCCACCGTACAAATCCGGCTGTATGTCATAACCAACCCCTGCTATCTGATAGAGCCTAATCTCTAAGTCAAAAATATGCTTCCTTATTTGGTCTTGTAAACGAAGCATCTCATCTTTATCTGCTGCTATACCGTTGAGAAGTAAGTCTCTGAGACACCATTGAAACGGCTCCTCAATGTTACACCACAAGCCTATAAGTCTTTCTCTATGGAGACGCGGCAACTGCCACTCATAAAGAAACCAGGTTTCAATAGCATCCTCTATGGCGTATTTGTAAAACGTCTCATTGCTAAATCCGTACTTTACTGCCTCTGGAAACGTCTCTGCTATGCCACGTTCGTTTCTGTTAAGATAGAGAACGTTGTTGGCCAACCATTTGAGAGACTTTGGCTTACGCTCATCCAGCAAATGGGCCACAGTCATTGTATCAAAAATCCGCCATCGGTTCTTAAGCTGTTTTGGCAAACCGAATACTGTTTTCAGAACAGCCAAATCAAATGGTGCATTGTGCATTATCAATAACTCTAACGTATCTCGGCTAAGCCATTGAGAGATGTACTCTATTATCTTGGCTTTGTCTTTGTTTTGGTGCAAATCGACGTAGCAGGCGTATTTTCCATTGCACAAGCTAAGTCCGGCTATTTGTAAAGTGAGCCAGTTAGGGTCAACAAGCTCTGTATCTAAAGCCAATTCTTTTGATGTTGAGACCTTACAAAGCCAGGACTTTAACTCATCATAAGTTTTTAATACTGTTCTTTCCATTTATTCTTCATCTTTATACTCAAAAAAACAAATTTGTGTTGGTTTACATTCATACATTATGTAATAAAGTTTATCACAATCAATACAATAGTACTCCTCTGTTATACGTTTGTTTGATGCTTCATAATCAAAACTTCTCATCTTTGTATTTTTGCTTTT